ATCATAATATGTTACAGATCCAGTTCCATTAGCCCATCTATCAGGACTATCACCACTAGCACCACTACCAGTTAAGTTAGCAGATTCATAATCAGGTGAACCACTTACTTGATATGCAGATGTTTCAAATACCTGTACATATTTACCCTCAGTTTGAGCAGTTGTATATTGACCTGGATGTCTATGAGCAGGTGTATGATCTATACCTAATTTTCTACCAATAACATAATATGTTTTAGACCATGTAGGATCATTAAGAGTAAACTCAGTGATTCTACCTGCCATGTTATTAAGAACTGCCATATTAAATGTTATGTCAGTATCAGCACTGTAGATAGCAGGTGGTGTTACAGCAGTACCATCACCATCTATTAAATCACCAACAACATTATTTGCGTCAGGTTGACCATACTGATACTTACCTTCCAATAACATAGACCTTTCAACGTCTACCATTGCCCTACCATTTAAGTCAGGGACACGAAAAATATCAGAAGCTTCATAATCTGGAAACTGACCTTTAATTCCAGTATCACTAGGACCATAGGTATTACCTATCATAGATGCTAGTAATGGATAATCCTCAGCAGGATGTGTGTTTCCATCACATAGTATCCACCCATGTGGTACATTAGGGGGATTAGAACCCCTAAGCGTTGAATTACCTCCCCATGGCATTATAGTGCCAATGGGGGCGTTCTTCATTGTTTTGACTCTGTTGTAAAATGCCATTATAGTTCTGTTAACCACCAACCTTGATATGCAGCAGGAATAAAGTTATTTCCGTCTGACGAACCTACGAATATTAATCCGAAGGAAGCATTCTTATTCTGGATCACGAGTTCACCTGATCCATATGGTGTGGACAATCCACCCAACTTAGTACCCTCAGTATCACCTTGAATTGCAACTGGTTCTCCATTTACGATTGGAGCACGTACAACTAGAGAGTTGTTATAAGTTAGTGAACCACCAACCTCAGTAAATCTAATGATGTCTCCTGTTTCAGGAGTAGATGGTAATGTTAATACCAATGCACCTGTAGAAGGAGCAACAGCAACAATATAATTTACATTACTTGTAATGTTAGCATTGCTGTTAACGAATGTAGACTTATGTCCACCATTCTTATTCTTCCAACCAGTGTAACCAAAGGCATCAATAGAACAATCTTGATTGATTGTATAACCCTTAGTACCACCATCACCTAATTGTCTTACTGTTAGTATTTGCTGTGTACTTGAAGCAGTTGTAGCAGGAATACCAGCAACATCTAGTAAGCGACCAACATATGTATCACCATATTCAGGTTCAACACGGAATGTTGGATTAAATGTTTTATTAGTAAACTGAATTGCATCAGGATCCTCAACACACTTACTTGGGAATACTCTTAGGAATCCACTTATGTCTGTAGCAGCATTAACAACTAACTTACCAGCTTCAAAGTGATGTTCATCGTTATTCTGTATTGTTAAGATAGGTACGTTATTATCAGTACCCATGATGTCAAAGGAAGATCCAATGAACTTAACATCATCATATACTGTTAGACGACCATGATGGAAGTTCTTCTTAACCATCTGGATACCACCATCAGTTGTGGCAGTATTGGTTACTTCAAAGATCTCATCACCTATCAATAATGCATAGAAACGATCTAAGAAGAATGGAACTACATCAGAGTTCTTGACATTAACAGCGACAACTGAAGTTCCTGTACTTGGAATTGCATCCTCTAATACAGTTGTTTCTCTGGTAAGAACTCTCCATACAGTTTCACCATCAGAGTGTGTCTTAGCAGCACCAGGCCAGTTAGCAACGTTGTTAACACGAGTTACAGGTAAGTAACCAGCAGTACCAGATGTTACAACTGGAGTACCAGACACCTGCATGAATTCTTCATTACCACCAGATCCATAACCAACTAAGATAAAGTCATTGATAGCAAAATCTGTGACGTTATCAACTGTTAGTTGTGTTGCTGTTGTGCTTATTGGAGTTACAGTATCAACGAATGTTGTTGCAATTCCGTTATCAACTTTAGGATCCTTAAGTACTGTGTAAACTGTAGCACCTTTAGCATGTGCAGCAGCAGTTGTACCCCACTTAGATCTTACAGTATAGATTGTACCACTTGGATTACCAAGTACAGTATCACCACTGCAAGCATCAATACTAAAGACATCACGTACACGGTCAGTTATACTAAACTTCTCGTTAACAGATGCTCTGAGTGTTGCACCAGTAGCAGTACCAGCACCACCAAACGCTACGTTAAGTGTAACAGTACTACCAACAATACTTACGATCTGAGGATCAGTTTGTCTTGTAACACCACCAGTAGTTACAAACTGGTTCTGTTCTAATGTTACAGCACCACCGTTACTACTCAACTCTACATAATCACCAACTTCAAGTCCTTGTGTGTTAGTGACGTTGGTAATAGTTGTAAGATTTGCTTGAATATCACCAACAATGAATCCATCACCATTAGCAGTTTCTTTCCATGCAGTCTTACATCCACCAATGAAGTTCAATGAACCGTTAACAGTTAACTTACCATTCTCTCCATCAACACCATCATTACCAACTATTACATTACCAGTTACAGTATCAACCTCGAACAATACGTTACCAGGACATCCATCAAGAACTTGGAAGTTCTTATTGTTCTGTGTAAGAGGTGTTGCAAGTTTGAATACTTCACCTTGATCAAAGATTCCGTTACCGTTAGTATCTTCACGATCAATAATAACGTAATCTCTCTGTGTTTGTAATGTTCCACCGAATGATGCTAGGTAGATATTTTCCTGAACACCAGATGCATCAATTGCTTGCTCTGTCCAAGTACCATCAAATGCAATATTACACTTGTAGATTGGAGTCTTAGTAGTTAAAGTATCAGGATGATTAGTCTTAATTGCTGTGTAAGTACCAAGTGGTTGTCTCTGAACTGTTACGATATAAGGAGCAGAAGTTGCACCAGCTAATCCACCAGGTATAATCCTTACAATTTCAGGATGTGTTCCTGCATTAACATCTAATGGTGCGTCAAGGATCATATAATCCCCTTCAGCAAAGTAACTACCAGGATCAACTTCAAGTGGTAAGTAATACTGATCTCCACTTAGAGCAGGTAGATCTGTACCGCCAGGTCCCTCTCCAACTCTAAGTGCTTGCCATGTAGTTCCACCCCATTGTCCTGCACCAGTAGTATCAAGACGGTTCCAACCAGATTGTGATTGAGTTAACTCTAGTACGTTAATAATATCAACGTTCTTATTGTAGTTACCTACACCTAAGATACCGCTTGCGTGAGCAAATGCAGTAGATCCTAATGCTGCTCTATTACCAATGAAGGAGAATGCAGCAGTACCACCACATAGTTTGACACTACCGTTAAGTGTTGTCTCACCATCAACTTCAAAGTTGTTTCTAACTGTAGTTGATCCACCTTGACCAGCAATATTAATTTCAGAAGCATTTAAACCAAAATCAATAGTCTGTGTGTTACCTGAGAAGAATGAAACAATACCTGCTTCAGTGTTAAGAGTTACGGTCTGTTCTGGTTGTGTTCTATCACCACCAAGTATCTTGTCTGCACCAAATGTTGCGTCACCTGCGTAGGATACCTTTCTATTTCCAAACTTAACATAGGATAGTGATTCGTTGTTACCGTATGCACCACCAATTTCAATCTTAGAAATGTTAGTTGCGGTATCAGCAATAGCACCAAAGAAGATGTTACTGTCAACAGAAGCACTACCAATCTTGATAGTTTGTTGTCCTGTTACTGAATCACCAATGTCGATTGTCTGAGCTGCTGTTGTAGTATCACCAAGTGTTAATGCAGTTGCATCACCAGCAATATTAACTGTGGTTGCAGTAGTATTAACAACATTGAATGTTGTAGAAGCAGTAGTAAGATCTCCACCATCAATCTGAACATCTAGATCAAATAGAGCATTACCAGTGAAATTAGAGGTTCCATTAACATATAAACCATAAGTAGATAGATTTGTATCTGTTGCATTGATACCAACCTGTCCAGTACCTACAGTATTAGAGGTCTTAACCCTTAATGTTGCTTGATTAAGAGGATTATCTGCATCACCACCAACTAGGAATGCATCAGCACGACCAGCCTTAGTACGACTAGCAAACTCTGGCTCAGTTAAGAAGTCTGTAGTTGTTGTACCACTAATGAATGCACTACCAACAACATCTAAGTTTGCTCTAGGATTAGTATATGTATCAACAAATCCAGTCGCATGAGAATCATGTGATGCTCTTGTGACAGTGTTAATACCGACTCTATAATCACCTATAGAACCAGCACCAGATGCTAGAGTGTTTCTAACAAGAGTTCTGATTGCATCAGCACCAACAACACCTAGTTCCTTAAATTCAGAAGTAGATACATATAATTTCGCTGAAGCATTTTGAGAAATAATTGTTGTCCAACTTATAACAGCCTGTGCCTGTGCAGTAGTTACTTGGAAGTGAACATAGTTATTTGCAGGGTCAAATGCATCTCCAGAAGGTGAGTAAACAGGCCAACCTTGAGGGATGTTTATTAATGAAACTGGGTAGTTAGTGAATCTAATTCTAGAAGCACTTGTAATACCAAGTGAAGAGTTAGATAACTGAACACCACTTGCTTCAAATGTTAATTTAACTACGTTACTACCATCAAATGTTATTGTGAATATATTTGATCCTGCAATTTCACTGAAGTAGTTGGCATATATCCAACCAAGTGATCCAGATTCTCCAACCTCATCACCCTTAAGTAGAATGTCACCAGACGTAGGCTGAACACCACCGTAAGAAATATCCTGATTAGAATTAATTCTAGTACCACCAGCATTAACCATGCTTGTCTGGTTAGGTGTCATATTTGTTGGAGCACCAGCAGAAGTGGTGTGGGTCTGAATCATATAATTCTGACCATCACCTCTGGCGTTAAATCCAAATACAGCAGCATCTACTCTGTTCTTACTGATACGAATATCTCCTTTCGTAGCAGGAGTGAAGCTAGTTCTATCAAGACCTTCATCCTGTTCTAATAGAGTAACAGGATCAGTAGGACTTACATTAGAACGTATAATAAGTACGTCTCTATTCTGTATTAGATCATTATCTTGAACACTGATTAATACAGGAGATTCAAATGTATTAACAAGACTTCCATTACCACCAACAACTGTTATATTCTGGTTGAATGTTACAGCAGTATCAAATGTGGTTACTAAACCTCCTACTACGTCATCTTTATCTCCATCATCTTGTAGTGTAGCAGCGTCAAGGAAGGTCTCTTCGCCTGTGATAGCGTTGATCTTCTTGTTACCTATGTAAAGGTCTCCATTGGAGTTTAGACCTGTATAGAAGACTATACCACCATCTTGCTTCTTAGACTGAGCATAGAAGTCTTCAGTTGGTGTTAGTACAACTTCCTGTCTGATTGGAAGACCAGTTGAATAGTTACCTGGTCCGAAACCAAGATATTCAAACGTATGGTTACCTGCACGAGCAATAGATGGTCTACGGAATTCAACGTAGAACTTATCATCTGTCATTACTGTGCTTGTACCAGCAATAGGAATACGACGGTCTTCAGAACCAGATGTAGCATTACCACTCTGTGCCTGAACTGAGTAAGTATTCTCTATAAATGCTGATTGTCTAACTAGATCCTCAACACCTTCTCTTGTAGTAGAGTTCTTATAGTCGTTAACTGTAACTAAACCATGAGTATAGTTATCAGCAGCAGAATATGCTTGAGGTGGATCAACTAATCCAGCAAATACGTTTTTCTCTTCTGCTGTTGTACCAGACTTCTGGAACCAAAGAGGATCGTTTCTGTAGTTTAGAGGATATAGTTTGCTAACTGGCTGGGAGAACTTGAAGCTCTTGAAGTTATTAACAACACCAGGTCCAGTTGGGAATGGAGAAATGTTACCACGTAAGCAAGTTAGATAGTAAATACCTTCTTGCTGTCCGAAGATACGTTTCTGTAATGTCTCTACGTTAAAGATATAGAATGTATCTTCAATGATACCTACATCATTTACACTATCAACGTAGTATTCAATACCAGCATCGTCAGTAATACGATCACCTGGTGTTATGGTGTAGACATTAGCACCATTTTGTCTGTAGTAGTACTCAGGATATCCCTTAGAGATAAGTCTCTTAAGTGGTAGTGACTTACCAAAGTCTTGATCCTCTACCATCTCAGCAAATACATTACCTTGTGTAAATCTTGTATTTGCAAAATCACTATACTCTAATTTTCCACCGCGGATATTTTTTAGGATTAGGTAGTGTGAACTTCCAACATTGTAATAAGCATGTATATTAGCAAGACCAGAAGAATAACCAGTCCAACTAATTTCATTGGTGCTACTATTCTGTGTCTTATTCGCTACGAATGATCCACCTTGAGGAGCATCAATTCTAACAGTAGTGAAGATCTCATTCTTAAGACCAGGATAGTTAACAACATCAACTGCATGGTCAAAGACATTAAGTTCTAAGTACTTGATATTAGGATCTAATGGATCTTCTACATAACGACCACTTTGAATAGTGGCTGTAATACCACTCGTAGTCTTAACAAATGCTCTATACTCAACACCAGCGTTAGTTAGATCCTTCTTATATGGATCATACTTAGCAGGTACACTAAGTGAATTACTTGCGAAGTCTGCTTCAGTGTATCCAATGTACTCATTCTGTTGTCTTGGGTTCTTGAATCTAGCACCGTATACTGATCCAGTTACAGGCTTAAGTACAATCTTCTGAGGTATTAACTTACGAGTATCGTCAGTTCTTCCCTTGATAACGAATCCATTGATAGGATCTCTTGCGTTCTCAATATCTTTTGGAATAACATAACGTAACTTGTATGTTCTTTCATTTGCTTCACGCTGATCTTTAAGACGCTCATACCACATATCAGTAGTACGAGGAGTAGATGACATATCTGTCTGTTTGATTCTCCAGATGATATTGTCATAGAAAACAGATGAAGGTTGACCAGTAACATCATCCTTAACTTTGATGTACCACTTACCTGAAGTAGTAACAGCATCAGTAAAGGTTGGATCAAATGCCATTGGTGATCTACGCTTGTTAGCATAGGTTGTAAACTTAATACCAGTTTGACCAGGATCAAATGTAATTCTTACATCATTCAGTGCATCTGCCTTGCTTAGGTGGATGGTGAATACTCTATCATTTTGATAGCGAACATAGAATGATACGTTAGGGTTAAGTCTACCGAAATCTGGGCTGGAACTATTTGTTACAGCAACATTAGGATTATTTGCAAATGATGTAGATACTAATGGTAGTTGTGATCCTTCTTCAGGTCTAAAGAATACTTGTTGAGCATCAGTAGAAGTAGATGGTTTGTCAACGATGTTTGGTATCTCTGTCTCAAATCCACCGTTACCAGAGAATGCAGAGGTTGTTGCTAAGTTAGTTCTATATGAATGTAGATCATATGAATCATCTAATACAAACTGATAGATATCAATCTCTACATCAGGATCAACAGAAGTTGTTTCAGATGCATAGATGTAGATACCAGCAGCAGCATTCTCTCTAGATGTTGCAAGCATCAACTTAGTTTGGTCACTACCATCGAAGTAGGTTCCACCACTATAATCAATAGGTGATGTAGTTCTACCTGGAGAAATTACATAGTATGTTCTGTTAGTTTCAAATCCATTAGGTAGTCTAACAACACGCTTATCAACATCAACATATTTCTTAGTTACAGTATCAAAACGAGGACGTGGAACCAACCTTACTGGTGTTCCTGTCTCGAAGTTATGTGCGTTAGATGATCCAGTACCAGTTGTATCAATAGTGAATACTGTTGCTCTGGAAGCAAGTAATGATGTGTTAACTGTCTGCTCTTGACGAGTAACTGATCCAAGACCACTACTAATGATAGTAGTAATGTTACCAATTAATGTGTTAATAGCAGCAGCAGTTGCAGCACACTCAGCGTTGCTAGAGTTAGTTGTTGAGTCTCTAGTAATATCTCTGTCAGCATCAGTAACAGGTCCGATTACTTTAGTATCAGGTAATGTATCAGCCCATGCACCCTCACTATATGTGAAGTATAGATTGATTGAACTGCTACTTAGGATAGCATTAACAGTATTTCCTGTTACTAACTTAGATCCTTTAACACCCAATTCAATCTGAGTGTTGCTAACAATTCTCTTAACGTATGTTCCTTCAGGAATGGTTGTGTATATTGGTGTAACACCAGAAGACTTAAGTACACCTTGCTCATAAGGTGATACTCCAGACTCATCATATTCAACAACACTCATACCGATAACCATACCGCTTGAGTCATTAACATCGACTATGGCAGATCCAGCAGTAGTTGTACAGTTGAATGCCAAGAAGTCAAAGTTCCTCATAGCTGCGGTACACATGTTACCGACATAGTTCCAAGCATCAATAGTCTCAGATGCTTGACCATCAACGAAGTCTAATTGAGCATTAACAAAGTATGCTTCACCAGCCTGTACACTGTTGATGTTACCACCAAGACGTAAGTCATTGACAACAGCATCTACGATGTAAGCAACGTCTCTGAAGCACTTAGAAGACTCATTGTTAATAGTAAAGTCACCCTTGTTAATTGTTGGTAGTCCATTAAGATTACCAGCAGTAATAGAATCTACAAGGATATCGAATAATGTTTCAATAGTATTTCTTACGTTAGCACAATCCCACTCACCATTACTTACACTAGGTAGAGCATTAAGATTGCCAGCAAGTAAACTATCAGTGAAGATACCAATTAAAGTATCAACTGTAGAAAGAA